CACAGACAACTGCCTTTGAATCATCGCAGTACTGTTCTAGTTCTTTTGTTGGTATCTTCCAGAGAAAATCGCAGTCACAAAATACTGCCCACCCTTTGTAGTTGTTAAGGTAAGGCACAAAGAATCTTGTGAATGTGAATTCTGTTGTAGCAAGTTTATCTATCTCACGTGTGTAGATACCTTGTTGTCTCATCTCGTTCTGTTTGAGTGGTTGGACTTCTGCCTCGGGATCTCTACGCTTGATAGAGTGCTCACACACTTGGTATGAAATGTCTTCTCTTGAATCCCAGCCTACATAAATTTTCATTTGGATAATATCTCGTGTATTTGTTTCCAATTATTTACACGTATGATGTCGGGGTGATTAAAATCTCTGTTGTATGGATGGTCAATTAATATAGGCTTTAAACCGTAATTGAGCCCGGCTAGAGCGTTCTTAGGCTTGTCCTCGACCCAATACAGTCCGGTGTCATGAAACTCCGATAATGCTGAATCTTTATCTGCTCCTGTACCTAGTATATGGTAATTCTTAAAGATATGCTCACCAAATAATTCACCTAGTCTTTTCTTACGTAGACACTGTGCTGGTATGTCCGATGTCTGTGATGTTATCGGTACAAACGTCCATCCTTCTGCCGCAAGTAGTTTGACCCACGTCTGTGATTCTAACATTGGTCTTTGTGTGCCCATCCAGGCACTCCTGTTGAACTCTCTGATCTCTTGTCTAATTGTATCTTTACTAACACCAAATCTGTGAGCCATCTCGTAGTCGTCCTGCCCTATGTCTACTAACTTGTAAGGATAATTTCTAGTTCCATTTTCGTCAAAGTATGATCGTAGCTGTAACCACTTGGTGAAATGGTGTTCCCATTCCAACAGCACACCGTCTACATCTGTGAGTATTATTCTATTAGATATCGGCATCTTCCATGCCCGCTACTCTCAATTTAACAATGTTCGTTATTTGCCATTGTTTTTGATCCAAGCCTTTGGTGATGGATAGCCACTGATTTCTTATCAGTGCAAAGTCGTTGATTATTTTTGTCATGTCAACAACATCATCTTCCCCGTCAACAAATTTTGTTGCATCATTACTGCTTAATGCTCTATTGTAGTTTTCAAGGAATTTTCTAAAAGTTTTAGATCTCAATCTTCTTAGTTCTATGTTTAGATATTCTAGTATGGCTTCTAGTTGTTGTAGTTGTCCAAATCTTTCCTCAACTATGCCAGGCAATGAAGCGGCCGCTCTCTCTAGATTGCCATATATTTTGCACTGCTTCTTTGCTTCTATTAGTTCTAGATCAAAGTATGCTACACAATCAGGTATCTTAGATAGGTTTCTACTTACTTCATTGTACCAGTTTATCATTCATCCTCACTATATCCATCTTCGTCCACTTCCTCTTCTTCGAACACAGTTGCTATTGCTTCTTCAAGTTTTGGATCGTATTCTGCAGATGCTTTTAGTTCGTCATGCTCTACACCGATGTCCTCTAAACTTTTAATGAAATCAATAGCCATGTCCAATTTCTGTCTCTCGGGGACGTAATGCACAATGGAGTTCCACAAACGTTCAATGTCTTCGTGTGTAAAGTCTATCATTTATTTCGTTTCTTTAATTGGTTCAGCTTTTTTAGTTTTTATTTTAGCTTCTGGCTCTTCAACTTTGTCAGCAAAGTCTGTGTCTTCTTTGAAGTCTGCCATTAGCATATCTAATTTATCACCGATCCATTGTTTCCTGAAATCGATATGTTCTTTACCTGCTTTATCGATGTATTTCAGTCTGTTTCCTTGTTGTACTAGCACACCCTTCTTCTCAAATAGGTCTACTAATCCACTGTATGGATTCATTCCTGTTTCGTATGGAATCTTAACCTGTACTGATTCAAAAGGTTTAGAGTATCTTGTTTTCATGACTTTACAAGCGGCTCTTATACCCCTTACATCTGTGACTTTGTTACCGTCTAGGTCTTCTTTTAGTTTAAGTTTCTTCATAGCAATAACAATTGAACTGGCATAGATAAAGCCTTGTCCACCTGATATCTTGTCATCTGGATCAAACATATCCTGTGATGCATATGTGTGGTTGGTTGCTATAAGTCCAACGTTCCACGAACCAAACATGTTAACACAGTTTCTTACAAGTGCTGTCAATGCCTTGGGTTTTCTACCCAGGTCACCCTTCATGTCTCCTGCTTCGAATTGATTGACATCAGTTGGTGTGAGCATCATGCCCAAACTGTCTATAACAAATAGCACTTTAGGTGCACTCTCTTTATCGTCTGAGTGTGCTTCCTTGTAACCTTTCATGAACTCTGAGATAGTTTTTGCTACGTCATCGATCATTGATATACTTAATTTTAGAAGTTTATCTTCTGATGTGTCCACTTTTAATGCTTGTAACCATTTCTCATCCAGTGCGTTCTCTGTGTCGATCAGTATAACAAAGATACCTTGATCCTGTGCATTCTTGATTATGTTCCCTGATGCTATGTAAGATTTACCTGCTCCAGATTCTCCTGCAAGTACAGTTACCTTACCTAGTGGAATTCCTTTGTTGAAATCGCCAGTCATCAAATAGTTCAGTGCGTAATTTCCCGTTGATATCCAATCTGTGGGATCGCTAAATCCTATGCCCAGACCTTGGATTGATTTTGTAATGCTCTTTCTAAATTTAGTTGCGTCAAATACTTTTGTCATAATTTTATCCTTTGTATATCATATATTAGCATACCTAGGCCCTAACGTCAATATCAGGGCCTTGGTAAAATGTCAGATTATTTTGCTTGTCTTGATCTAATCAACTTCAGGATGTCTTCTGCTCTCTTTGCACTGTCACCTGCAGGAGCCGCCGTTACCGGAGCCGCTGTTGGTTGTGGTGCTGGTGCAGATTCAGTCACTGGTGCCACCGCTGGGGCAGTTTCAGTTACTGGAGTTGCTGTTGGTACAGTCACTTGCGGTTTAGCTTGGTAAGCCATTCCAGCAGGTCTGTAATACTGTCCATATTGCTCTAGATCGAAAGCTTCACCTTCTACAGATTTCTCAAATAATTCTTTGATTATTTTTATTTCTGCATCAGTTGGCTCTTTTGGTCTGAAGTCACCTAGGTTGTGTAACCCATGTGTTTCTACTGCGGCTCTTTCTGTTTCGTCCAGAGCTCTTTCTCTTCTTGACCATTTTGATGTTGAGTAATCAGCATAACCACCTTTTGTAGTTTTGTTGATTCTGAAGTCAACACCTTTTACATAATCAGTAGGCATCTCTTCCATCTCTGGATCTAGTAATGCACTTCTAATGATGTTAAAGATCTGAGGTCCGATTATAAATCTTCTAACTGGATTCTCAGGTGTTGAGTCTTCTGCCAACGGATTTGTTGTAACAAAACCTTGGAAAATGTAACTTTTCTTTTTCCAATATTTTCTACCCATGTCTTCCATGCTCTTGTCTTTGAACCATGGTCGAACTTCAGTTAGTACTGGGCAAGTCTTGCCATACATCTCCATACATGGTACTTGTACCTGCACTGGTCTTGAGTCAGTCTGACCTTTAATACCTGCGAAAGGTAATTTGATCATGTTTCTTTCAGTCCAGAAAAATGTATTTGTTGTATCCTTATCGGGTAAGAATCTAAGTACTGCTTCTGATCCTTCTGCTATGTTCCAATGTGGATAGATGGCGTTGTCTCCGCCTGTTTGTGAAGTTGAGCGATTAACTTCTTGGGATTTTAACTTCGCTCTTATCTCAGCTAATGATGCCATAATGTAAGCCTCCTTGTGTGCCTATGTTTGTTAGTTTTAAGTTGCCTTAATTTGCCTAAATGTATATTAGACATATAGTACATAATATACAACTATATTTATCAGTTGTCTACTACTATTATTGGTAAAGTGGGTATTTTATTATTGGATGTTAGCCAGTTGCTTAATTCTGTCTAGTTCTGTGTTGATCTTTTCAGCATCAACTTGGTCTTTCGCTATTTCTTGTTCTTTGTCTTCTGCTTCATCATCTGGATCTCTAACAACCATGTCTGGAGCATTGTCTTCGGTTCCTACTGCTGGTGTTTCTACTGATGGTGTTCCGGGATCTGTTAAAACTTCTTTATCTAAGTCTATTAATCTTTCTTCTGCTTCTACTGATGGGTGTGCTTCGTCATCACCAGTTTCTTTTAGTTTGTCGTAGTTCTGTGAAAGGTATGCCATTGCCGCTTTCGCGTCATGTGTTTTGAAAACTTCTTCACCGTCTTTGTCCAGCACGGCGTTCACTTTCTTGCCATCTTTGTCCGTGTACATTGAAACGTAAGGTTTGATGTCCTCAAAAGTCAACCCCTCTAATTGATTTTCTTCTTTCTGCATTCCTAATTCTCTTTTTCTTTTTTGTATCTCTGCCTGCATTTCCGGATCTTTGCTTGTGTTTGGATCCATCTGTAAATCTTGTAGTGCTTTTAATTTTGCTTGTTTGTCTTCTTCGTCTTTAGGAGTTGCATATTCATTAGCAACACCTTCTGCCCATTCTTCAAATTCAGTTGCTTCACCCCTAGCTCTTTTGTCTAGTTTAGGATGTTTCTTAGGATTGTAATCTTCCGGATCCATTCTCACTTCTTTTCCGTATTCTGGATCTGATTGCATTTTCTTATAATCGTCAATGTATCTTTTTGCTAACTGCACTGCAATTTTTTTATTGCTGTTGTAGTCTGGACCTGGTTTGAACATAGCAGAACCTTCTGACTCAATGCCATCTGCTACTCTTGAAGCAAAGTTTGCCACTCTGTCTTCTTCACCTGTTTTCGTAAGCATTCTCGATGCTATGTCTGAAAGTATTGCTCCGAGCATTGTGCTCTTGTCTTTGAATTTTGTTGCTGACAACATCTTGTCTGCTGATGCATCTTTCCTTAGAATCAGTTTTGATTCTGGATCAGTCAAGAATGATTGTACTATTGCACCATGATCCACTTGTGGTTCTGGTTCTGCATTGATAGGATCAGTATCTTTTGGTATCACAGTAGGTTGTGTATCTTTTATCTTCATTTGGTCCTCATCGTCATACTCACTCATTATTCTGTTGATAAGTGGTAGTGCATCTTCCACTCTGTTGTCTAAGTTTGTTAAAGTGAACTTCTCTCTTAATTTTGCAACAGTTTCGTCGTCTAGTACTTGTTCGTCTGCTGTTTTAAAATCTTTAGATGCCGCTTCATAGTGACTTTGTTTAGCTATGTTTCTCATGTAACCTCTTAGGTTCTCTAGTTTTAATTTAGTCTGTTCAATGATGTCGCCAGCATTATCATTTAACTGATCTTTGTTGGTAACGTATCTTGAGAATGAATTTAATTTGGCTATGTCCTCTGATGTTGAAACAATGTGCTGTCCAAATTCATCATGCGGTCTTCCACCATTTGAAACGTGTCTTTGCATAGCTCTCGCTCCTGCTAGGTGTGTCATTGGATATTTGAATCTCTCCCCATCTTCGTTTTCGATGTATAGTGATTGTATCTGTCTTGATCTTGCACCTGGCACAGTCTCGTCAACTTTGCCTTTGTGTCTGATTATTAATTTTGTTTTGTTTAGATTCTCAAATGAACTTTTTGAAGTACCTGTTAGACCCTCTGCAACTGGTGCCTTTTCAATACCTGCTAGTTTAGTGATTCTGTTTAGTTCTTCTGACATTCCATCAGTATTTACCGTTTTGTTCGTATCTGCAAGATTTTCATAGTCCTGCTTCGATAGGTTCGATTTAGTGATATCACGCACATCAAAACGTAATTGATGCTCCACTGCAAAGTCTTTTAGTTCCTTGAGGAATGCATACCATTCACCCTTGCTGTCCTCATCAATCTTGTCTACTAGATTACGGTTATAAAACACTTTCATTGTGTCACCGTCTGCTATTGATACGCTCACTGAACCAAATGTGTCGGAATCTTCCTGGAATTCAAATTCAAAGAATACAGCACTGTCTGGATCTGCTGTTGCGGCACCGTTCTCATCACCTAGTCTGATGTTCGTGAACTGTGATCTGATCTTATTGAATAGGTCTTGTGAATTTTTTGGGTTCATGTAGCATTATTTAGTTTGTTTGTTAACCATAGAAAGATCCAAACACAGGCATTGGTTTAAGCTCTGATGTCCTATCTGTCCATTTTTCGAATATTTTAGGGTCAAAATCGGCTAGGGTTTTAATCATACGTGTCATTAACAAACAAGCACTGACCAGGTCATCATGTTGTCCAGCCTTCGCACTGTAACTCATTCCACTTGCAACAAAGTCCTTCAGTTCTGATATCAGTAGTTGGGAGTTAAGTTTCATCTTATCGTTCTCAACAAGTTCCTTGAATTTTGTACAGGCATCTATTTTGTGTTTTGCTGTTGTGTTGAATCCTCTCCTGAACTTCCTCCTGTGACCTTTCCTAATGGGTTCAGACAAGAACATTCCAGGGATATGTTCTTCACCTATGTCCATGACCCTTAGTAGGGCCGCTTCACCTATTGAGTTGTTTTCCATTGAGTAGAATATTTGAGGAGATGCTGTTTGATCTTTTTCCATTATCGTATCATGTATGTGCTTGTTGATACTCTGTAGGATCCTGACCTGGTGGTTCATGGGTGTTGTGTTGTGATGCCACTCTGCCACTTGTTCGAAACTAGGCAGTTCAAACACCTGTATCGCGGCGTAGTCGCCACCTGTTCCCATAGCAGGATCCAGGCTTGTAAGGTATGTGTTACCAGGTGTGGGTCTCTTGAACCAACGCACTTGTCCTGTTGTTTCTACCGGTGTTGATCCTTCCATGTCTACTAGGTGCGTACTGCTGATCAATGTTTCATCATAGATCAAGAATTCACATTCGTGTTCCCTTCTAAATCTTTCTTCACCAATCCTTGCCTTCTCTGCATCTGCCCACACCTGATCCCTATCTGGGTGTTCTGACCAGTGTGCTTTCATGGCATAAAATCCGTTTGTACCTACTTCTTTATCATTGCCATATTCGTCAAATCTTTTATTAGCTTCTTTCCAGATCAATGCGAACTGATCTTCATCTGAGTTGGGGGTGCTTGTTATCATGCACTTACCACCAGTTGATAGTGTAGGTGACAGTGATGTCCAGAACTCCTTGGCTTTCTCTGGTGGTTGCACGAATGCGAACTCATCACAATAAACAAGTGTAAGTGACATACCCCGTCCTGTGTTCTCAGTTGTTGTGGTTGCTGATATCTTTGAACCGTTGTCAAATTCTATACTGTTCCTGTTGTACTGTGTTACACCTGCTTTGATCCAACTGGGCAACATCTCATAGGCATAACGCACCCTTGACATGATGTCTGATGCACCTGCGTATTTGTGTGCCGCGATCAGTATCTGTGAATCCGGTCTAAACATAGCATACCAAATAAGGAATCCTGAAGCACAGGTTGTTTTACCTGTCTGTCTAGGTAGCATAGCTATACTAAATCTGTGATCGTTGTAACTTGCTATCAGTCTCTCTTGGTAAGGAAATGGATGGAAAGGAATAGAACCTTTAACAGGATGTTGGATCTTCATGAATGTTTTCATAAAGAACAACGGACCATCTTTCTGATCCATGCACTTCTCTAGTTGCTCTACCTGAGTTTTAGTGTATTTGTGTTTCTTGTGCGCCTTTTTAATTTGGTCGCTATCTAGTGATACATACGCCATAGTGTAGTATTTAACGCTGTTAGGATGTTTGGAAAAGTATTACTTTGCTTCTTTGTCTTTGATGGCTTTTTTCATTGGTTCTTTTTTGTCGCCATCTTTGTCCATGTCTAAGAAGTCAGGTTTTGCCGCTTCTTGGTACTGTGCTTTGAAACCTTCGTACTGTGCTCTTAAACTGTTAGCTACATCCTCTTCAGATATTGTATCTTCTTTAACTGCTAAAGGATTATCACCTGGGTATTCTTTTCTAACTTGTTGTTTCTGTGAATTAAGTCCACCTGAAT